TGGCCGACACCTACAGCGTCGACAGGAGGGCCAGAACCGGAAGGAAAAACAGGACGCAAACTATCAACGATGGTGAAGATGTGGCCAACTCCTCATGGGTTCAGCAAGGACGGAAAATCGAACGGCCCATCGGGGAACGAACTGGGACGAGCGGTGAATCAATCATTTGCAACACCGAACGCCAGAGACTGGAAGGATTCAGGGCCGACGCAGGGGAACAGAAAATCTCCAAATCTGGGGACACAGGTTGGTGGAAGTCTGAACCCGCCTTGGGTCGAGTGGCTCATGGGGTGGCCCATCGGGTGGACAGACTTAAAGCCATTGGAAACGGCCAAGTTCCGGCAGTGGTTAGACTCGCATGGCAAATACTGAGCTCAAAATGAAAATGGTGCCAGAGACGCCGACTCCTCGGTTTCTAATCGAGCAGCGAAGGTTCGACAAAGTCTGCGGCGACAAAGTCATTATGAATATCGGTCAACGAATCGCGCACCGATCCTGGTACTCATGGAAAGAATATCACAAGGCACTGAGGACTCTATCAAAAGAAAACCGTCCCGCAGCACGCCAGTATTTACGGGCCGCACAGCAAGAGCGCCAATTCTATAATCCAGAGGCGATGTGGTTCGAGAAATATCTCGAAAGCAAAGTCGACCATCTCAGGTCGTTTGAAGTACCGATCACACCAGCCGTCTATATCGTCGGAGCGCACCGGATGATGCTTGGCGCCGCAAAGGTTGGCGTGACGTTAAAGTTCGATCGGATCATGAACAACAAAGTCCGCGTGTATTACGCCAGCGACCTCGGCATGGCTTTAGACTGCGTGAAGATCGAAAGCCAATGGAGCGATAAAGATCTATGGGACGCGCTCGGTGTAGAGCCACCAATTCAGACTATTTACCACATGAAAATCCGTAAAAGTGTTGCCACGGCACCACGACGAGAGATGGTGAATAGCGGAGGGTAAAGATGAAACTTGAAAAACTATCGGCCATGAACCTGGCTGGCGGGGATCTGGTAAAGCAGATCGAAAACGCGCTGGAGAAGGTAAGGGCTAACATTGCTAAATACGGGAACGAGGCTGGACACGGAATCCAGATCAACATCCCGTTTTCCAAAAACATCGAGAACGATTACTGGCAGAACTCAGTGCAGACGACCGTCACCTGTAAGTTGAAAGACACGCAGACCGGTTCGAGTTCACCGATCAAAATCGATGCGAAAGGAATGTATGATGGGAACAACCAGCTGGAATTGCCCATTAAGTAAATGATCGTTGAAAGCAAAAATTCCGGTTCAAACAACGGAAAAGAAGTTTTCTACAAAGCGCTCTGCGACGCCTTCGGTGTCGTGGAGCGTGAGTATAAATTCCACCCCGTGCGGAAATGGCGGAACGATTATTTTCTCTCCAATTACAACATCGCATGTGAGATCGAGGGCGCTGTGTTCTCCGGTGGTCGCCATACAAGAGGCATGGGATTTTCTAAGGACATCGAGAAGTACAACGCAGCAGCAACGCTCGGCATCATCGTCTATCGCATCGACAACCGCGATCTGAAATCACCGGACAGAATACTTTTTCATATCAATCAACTGAAAGTGATCACCAACAAATTTAAGCCGCTGTGGAAAATGATTCTTGATGATCGACCCCGTATCGGAAAGCCAGCGAAAGCTCCTCCTCCACCACCAAAACCATTTTCCGTGCGGTAGGTTAACCATGCTCGACAAAATACTTAAGACCGAAAAAATCTCGTGGAAGGCACTGAAGCCATACCAGCCCAAAGGCCTGAAGAAGACCACGCCAGAGCGCATGGGCAAGCTGAAGAAGTCGCTCAAGGAAAACGGTTTTGCTTCACCGTTCTATGTATGGCAGCGCGAGAATTCAGGAATAACTGTGAGATGAACAAAACAAAGCCCAAAATTGAAGTTGAGTCGAGTCTTGCGGTTGAATATATTTCGCCAAAGGCTGTAAAAGAAAATCCGAAGAATTCTCGTAAGCACCCGCAATACCAGGTAAGATTGATTGAAAAGTCTATTCGCCGTTACGGATTTACATCACCGATTCTGATCGACAAGAAAGGATGTATTTTGGCTGGTCATGGTCGATTGATCGCCGCGCGAAACCTTGGACTGGCCTCGATCCCGGTGATTCGTCTTTCATTGAGCGGGAATAAAGCGCGAGAATATCTCATCGCTGATAATGCTATTCCTATGCTCAGTAAATGGGATAAAGGGATTTTGAAGTTTGAACTCGATGACCTAAAGACGGAAATAGATATTGGTGATCTTGGAATCTCAGCCGCCGCTTTTAATGTTTTTGGGAAGCGTAGTATCAAGATAGAAAAGCCAGCAGAATCAGTAAAGGCAGAAAAGAAATCCAGAAAGCCAAAGTTTCACACCTGCCCAAATTGCTCACATGTTTTTCCCGACAGTAAATCAGATGTTCGCTTGACACCATAGACAGACACGATAGAACTACTTATGAAATGCGTTGTCAAAGGTTGCAAAACTGAAGGCGGGTCGGAACTCTTTCAGAAAACTGGGTTTAACCTTCATGGTAACACGCGTTGCAAGGAATGTAAGGCAAAGGCGGATAAGAAGTACGCACTCAAGAACAAAGAAAAATTGGCAGAATACTATAGCAAACGATGGCGTACAAACGAACGGGCCAGACTGGTCAATCGCCAATCCGTCAGCAACCGTCGCTTTAATCTCGATGCCGATCAATTCGTCAAAGACAAGAAGTGCTCTGGCTGCGGAATGACAAATGCACAGCATATAGAGAAATGGGGCGAACGTCTTAATATCAATCACAAGAACAACGCTGGACGCAAAAGCATGAGACTTGGTATGAGCCCAGATAACCGAAAGAACAACTTGGAACCGCTTTGCCGGGCTTGCCATTGTGGTGTCTCAAACAAGCAAAGACATTCAGAGCGGATGGCTAAATCGGCATGAGCGAAAAACCGAAGAAAAGCCGAGAGAATAGCCTAAAGAACTTAAAGCCACCTTTTCCAAAAGGGCATAAAGGTGGCCCCGGTCGTCCAAAAGGTATGCGCTCGGCGAAAGACATCTATGGCTATGTCGGAAGCCTCAAGGCACCACAAAAGATCCTCGACGCTCTCAAGGCACAGGGCATTACACCAACGCAAAAAGACATCGACTCTGTGATCGCCTATGCAAACAGTATTCGTGCTGCCGCGGGGAATATCCCGGCGATGCGGGAATACAACGATCGCCGCTTTGGCAAGGCGCCGCAAGACATAAAAATGAAAGGGGAACTGGATCTCACCAACATACAGGCCACCAATGAGCAACTTGCAAAGGTCATCCAAGATTACGGGCTTCTCGAGGGCACTGAGTGATTGGTGCCGCGAACCGCATAAGCTGGGCCACCTCCTCGGCTTCACAAAACTAACACCTGACCACGACAAATGGATTCACCTGTTCCTGAAGAAGGAGCACGGCCCAATCCGCGTGCTGCAGGCGCACAGGGGCTCTTACAAGACGACGTGTGGGCTTGTGGCGATGCTGCTGCTCATGATGATCCACCCGAACTTCCGGGTACTGATCGCGCGAAAGTCAGAGAAAATGGCGATCAAGCTAATTGGCGCCCTGCAGCGCATGTTTCAATCGGAGCTGGTCCGGGCATGGTTCTATGCGGCCCACAAGGTCTACTCGCTCGAGACGGACAAATGGAGCGCCTCGGCGATACGGCTGGCGGTGAATACGCGCCTAAGCCCAGAGCCATCCTTTACCGCGGTCGGGACCATGACATCCCAGACCGGTGACCACTACGATTACATCTGGTCGGACGATATTATCACGATCGCGGACCGGTACTCCCAGAAGGAGCGCGACGCCACCAAAAACTACATCCACGAGCTCGAGAACATCATCGAACCGCGTGGCATACGGATGTTCTCTGGCACGCCGTGGCACGAGATGGACGGCTTCACCCTTCTCGAAGCGCTGGGGATCAAGATTCACCGGTTCCCGATAGGGTCGATGCGCCTGGCCGAGTTCACGCCAGAGATGATCGCCGAGCGCAAGAAGCGCACCCCTCGCTCGCTATGGGCCGCAAACATGGAGCTGAAACACGAACGCGACTCGAACCCGGAGTTCCCAGACCCGATCTACGAGGCCTGCCCAGACACGGAGCTGGCGCTTTATATGTTCATCGACGGTGCCTTCGGTGGAAACGACAACGTTGCTATCTGGATTGGAGGAGAGCACAACGGCCTGTTCTACCTGACACACGCCAAGATGTACGGAAACTCGATCGCCGACCACTGGGAAGACATCGAAGCCATGTACAACGCGATGAACCTGCGCCTGATCGTTTACGAGGACAACGCGGCCCAGAGGCTAATCGGCGACCGGCTGACAGATATGCGCCTGCCGAACAAAGGCATCACCAGCAGCACGAACAAGTACGGCCGCATTACCAATACGCTCAAACCGCTATGGGATCGCATACGCTTCGACCCCAGCCTACAGCCTGGCTTCGACGAGCCCGAGGAGTTCACCGAAGAGTCGGTGCCGAATCCTCTGCAGCAGGTTCTGGATTATAACTCCGAGGCGCAGCAAGACGACTCGCCCGATGCGCTGTCAGCTTTGATTCGATACCTCGCTGGCTACACGGAAGCCGACGTTCAAGATCTTCTGGATATTCAAAACGAATTGCTGAGATAAAAAACCCCGGTGGGATTCAACCTCGACACCGGGGGAAAAGCGACCAAAAGGAACTTGTTGGAGAACCAGCAACCTCCGAACATTTGAACCGTCAATGTATTTGACGAATCACCTCTCACGATTACAAAGGTCAATGTCTGGGGTAAAGGTAGGCGTGGTGATCCCCACGCGCAACAATAGACCTGCGTTTTTGAAGCAGTGTCTGGAATACGTAAAGCGGCAAACGCATCCGATCGCGCAAACAGTAGTCGTCGACTACAAGCAGAAGACGTTCCCGCACGATCTCGCCGAGCGGTACAGGTTCGGATTCTCGCAGATCAAGGACTGCGACCTGGTCTTCCTGATCGAAGACGACGATTGGTATCGGTCCGACTACATCGCGCGCATGGTCGAGCGCTGGGAGTTCCATGGCCGGCCGGATATCTATGGGATCAACGACTCGCTTTATTACCACATCTTCAGCCAGCGGTACTGGCACAGCAAGCATCCCGGCAGGGCATCGGCATACTCCACGGCCATCCGCCCGGACGCGCCGCTAAATTGGGAAGCGCTCGATCCGCTTTGGATGGACATCGGAATCTGGCAGCAGCTTAAAGGCGTCGCCGAAGAACTCCCGCACCGCATCTCCGTTGGCATAAAGCACGGCATCGGCGACTGTGGTGGCGTCGGTCACTATCCTGGGTTCTACGAGCGCCGCGACCCAGCAGGCATCGGCCAAGACAGCGACTATGAGCAGCTGCGCGAATGGATGGGCGACGACCTGCAGTTCTATCTGGAACGCATCACGAAGGGCGCATGAAGTTCTCCAACATGTTCATCGTGATGCTGGCCAATACGGCCAACCGCGAGATGTACGAGATGACTTACCGGGCGATCAGCTTCGTGAATAACGCGCGGCCCAAAAACTCAATCTTCACGCTGGTGGAGACCAACGTCAATCTCGACAAGGAGTCGTTCTATCTCGAGCCTTACAAAGTCGACAGGCTGCTGCGCAAGACCCCGTTTAATTACAACGAAGCGCTGGGTTACGCGGTGCGGGACTTCAACATGCTCGGCACCGACATCTTCTGCGTGCTGAACAACGACATCGTCGTGCATGCCGGTGCCTTTGACGCGATGGTGGATGCATTGAACCGCTGGGACGTCGTCAGCGCATGGGCCGACAATTCAGTGCTTCAGAAAGACAAGCACGGCGAATCGGAAGGCTATGCCCCGTCACACTTCTTCTCTGGCTGGGCATGGATGTGCAAGTGGTCTATGATCGAGGCCATCGGCTTTGAGGAGTGCTTCCCGCCAGTGCTGCGCTTCTGGTATCAAGACAACTGGTTCATTGAGCAATTCAAACGCCATGGCTATCGGCACGCGCTGATCCGAAAGGCTATGGTCACGCATCTGGAAAGCCGCAGCCACGGTTTACTGGACGATGTGCGCGACGCTACTATTGGGCAAAAAGACGTTTACGACAATCTAAGAGGTATCCATGGCATCTGACATAAATCGCGTAATCCTGATCGGCCGGCTGGTTCGCGACCCCGAGCTGAAATCAACCAACGGCGGATCATACCTGTGCCGGTTCACCCTGGCGTCGAACCGCAGCACGTACAACCGGGAGACCAAGGAGTCGAAAGACAACGTCGGCTTTTTCCCGTGCACCGTGTGGGGCAAGCAGGCCGAGACGGTGAACAAGTATGTCACCAAGGGCCAAAGGATCTGCGTTGAGGGCCACCTTCAGTTCTCATCATGGGAAGACAAAGACGGCAAGAAGCGCAGCGACGTGTCTGTTGCCGTTGAGTCGTTCCAATTCCTTGAAAAGAAAAACGGTGAGCACACCGATCAGCCATCCGGTGGCGCCGCGCATTACGATGAAGGCGGCATGAAAGGCGACGACGATATTCCGTTCTGAGGAGATACCATGTACCGCGAAGCAGCAGACCAGTTCGGATGTATGTACCGAAATAACTTCCCTTTCCCGCACATAGCCCTATCGATCGAGTCCGGTGTTCTGCCGGGATTGTTTCCGGGCATAAGGCACCTGGCAGACGACACTCTGAGCGAATGGCCGAACGTGGCAGCGATCGCAGACTCTCGGTTCGACAACGCGCTCGAGAAAAAGAACGCGATCCATACGCCAGAGAAGATGACCCCATCTGGCCGCGCGCTGATCGAGATGATGAACTCGCCGGAGTTTATCGAGTTCCTCGAAGGCCTGACCGGCATCAAAGGCCTCGTGGCAGATCCGGCTATGATCGGTGGCGGATACCACGAGATTCCACCGGGAGGGAAGCTGGGCATGCACATCGACTTCGCTCGGCATTCTGAAAGCAACCTGTACCGTCGGGTGAACGTGCTGCTTTATCTGAATAAGGGGTGGAGAGATAACTGGGGTGGCGAGCTGATTCTCATGAACGAATCCAAGACCGAAAAGCGCATCAAACCTCGGTTCGGCACAATGGTGATATTCAGCACGACGGCATCCAGCTGGCACGGCCACCCAGAACCGCTTTCCTGCCCTCCTGGCGCGTCGCGGAAGAGCATCGCACTCTATTACTACACCGTGGAGCCCGGAGGCTCTGTGGCCAATCTGGACACTAAGTTTATGGAGGCACCATGAAAGACGACCTTGATGGCGTGATCGTATTGGTCAAACGCCGCATCACGAAAGGCAATGTGTATTTCGCGCTGCATTGCGACATCCCAGCACATGGGCTTGTGATTGAATACCTTGTGAAGCCTGCGGAGATCGAGCGGCTAAAGACCGAGCTGAAGGTCGAAGACATAGACGGGCTCATCGGAAAAAAGATGATCCTCAAGAAAAAGGCAGCCTGATGCACCCAGAAGCAATCGATTTCTGCCAATCGGTAAAACGGCAGTTCCCGCAGATGTTCCACGGCAAAGTCGTGCTCGATGTTGGTAGCTACGACGTGAACGGCAACAACCGGCACCTGTTCCATAATTGCACGTACACCGGCGTCGACGTGGCTGAAGGGATGAACGTAGACATCGTCGGCCAGATCCACGAGCTACCATGGGCCGAGGATATGTTCGACGTCGTCGTCAGCACAGAGATGCTCGAACACGATCCGAACTACAAAGAGTCGCTGCGCACCATGTACCGAATCCTGAAGCCCGGTGGCCTGCTGATTCTTACCTGCGCGACCACAGGCCGCAAAGAGCACGGCACCAGCCAGAGCGAACCCGAGGCAAACCCTGGCTTCCGCAAGCTTGGAGATTACTACAGGAACCTGACTCGGGCCGACGTGGTGAATGCATTCGATAAGCTAAAGGCTCCATGGTTCTCGGCATCTCAGTTCGTGGAGAACCACGTTGCGCATGACTTATATTTTTGGGGGATAAAATTATGATAAAAAAGTTTGTAGCGAATATGATATGCAGGCACCTGAACAAAACACTTAAGATTGACAGATGTTTTATCAATGGCCTGTTAGTTGAGGCAAAAGCAGATCCAGATGTCAGAGCAGTTGTTGATTATGAAAATTCAGCCACTTTTATCGGACTGATGAATGGCATGACTTGGCCATATACTATTTGCCGTGAATATCGTGGGAGCAAAGCAAATCCAGATGATCTTATGTCTTTCTCTGTGGTTAAGCGCAAGGAAAAATGGGATTAGAAATGAAGCTGGGTATATCGTATAATCTGTTTGACGGCGAAGAGAACCTGCCAGCATCATTCGATACTGTGAAGCACATCGCGGACTTCGTTTGCGTCGTGTACCAAGACGTCTCGAACACTGGCGAGAAGCGTGACATGCGGCCCGCGTTGGAGCTCTGCCGGAAGGTAGGCATTAAGCACCACGTTCTATTTCGTCCGGTGCATCTGGTTCCGGCAATCTCAGAAACCGCAAAGCGTAACGTAGGCATGGATCTCAGCCGGTCGGTAGGATGCACTCACTTCATGACCATGGACTGCGACGAGCTGTACAGGCATGACGAGATAAAAAAGGTTTGGGAGGACGTGCGCCGGGAACGGTTGATCACGACGGCATGCCAGATGCAGACGTATTACAAAAAGCCGAACATCTGCGTCGACCCTCCAGAGGATTACTTCGTGCCGCTGATCTATCAGATCGACGGACGCCGCTTCGGCCGTGCAAAGACGTTCCCGGTGCAGGTAGACAAAACCCGGAAGCTGGAAACGCTGCCCGAAGACCGTTACAAGGTGTATCGCCGCGATGAGATCGAGATGCACCACTGGTCGTACATCCGCGACGACATCCGCCTGAAGCTGCGCAATTCATCCGCCGTGGTAAACTTCAGCGAACGGGTCGAGGAGATCGCGCAATACTTTGACAATTATGTTGACGGGGAGCCTGCTTACTTCGGAGGCAGTGAGATCCGAAAACTTCCAGTGAGGGTAATTCAATGATTTTAATATCGAGCTGGGTATTGGTGGTCGTGGTCGAGGTTCAGTTTGCGCTGAAGCATAAGATCGACACCATACTGACCGAGGAATACAAAACCGAACGCGAATGCGAGTATGCAAAGAAAAAGCTGATCGATTCGTTTCCAGAAGCAATAGACGAGGCTTGGTGTGAGCATAAGTAGTGTAATATTCACGGTGGCGGCGATCATGCTGCTGGCTGGGATCGTATTTGTCGCCATCGCTGGGATGATGTTCAAGGAAAGCGATGTCGGGCAGACACAGGATACCTATGGCATGGACACGCCGGCAGACAAGAGCCATTGGAACCTGCTGTGGAGCGGCGCCGTGCTTTTCGGGTACAGCGTGATGCTGTGCTGCGTTGGTGGCCTTGCCTACCTATTGGAGAAACTATGATCCTGATACCTTTTGACATCGGAAAGCTGAAGACGGCGCATCCAGAGTTACCAGCTAAGACGCGCACAGTTTGCTCTGTGCTGGCTCTGGTTTTTAATCGCGGAGACCGCCGTTGTCTCATCGGGTACGAGGCAGAATCATTCGGAGACGTAGCGAAGCACGGCTTCCACGTTCTGTTCTTTCGTTTCGCCATCATTCGCAACGGCGACATGTATTCGTGGATGTAAGCCAATTTTAATTGACGCCGCAGAGTCATGAGGCTTTGCGAGGCATGGCATGGTTTTCCAAAAAGACGGTTGCGCGAGACAATGCCATCTATGTCCAGCCTGCCGTCTCTCCCATGGAGCATGCACTCGGAACCATCAACAGAGCCAACGCCCTTTACTCCGACGCTCTTGGGATTAACACCGAAGGCGGAGACCCGACAAAATCCATTGACGTCGTAGAGTCGACGATCTTCGGGCCAGAAGCAAGAATCAAATACCGCTCCCTCGATGTCGTGCAGCGTATCATCGACGCGCCAGCGCACGACGCCCTTCGCCAAGGGTTCACCATCAAAACCAATTATGACGAGTATAAGCTGGGCAGCCTGATCATGGAGCGCCTCGAGTCTTTGGACTACAAACGGGTGTTGCTGAAGTGGCTGATCTATTCTCGCCTGTTCTCGCGCGGCGCTCTCATGGTGCCGGTGGTTCAAGAAACCAACATGCTGCCCGGCAGGCACCATCTTAAGGCTCCGCTGAAGTTCGCCAATCTCGAGAAGGTTGAAAAGCTGAACGTCGTGCGCGAAGAGCTTTTTTCATACCGCGTGCAATCATACGACCCACTGGCGTCAAACTTCGAGGACTTCGAGTATGTAAACGTCTTCGGGATCAACCTTGACCCGTCGCGATATTACCTGCTGGTTCAGTCACTCGACCCGGTTCGCCAGCGCGGTATATCAACGCTCGAGAAGATCAACACGGCCTGCATGGGCCTGAACATCGCCGAGTGGACGATCGTGCAGCTGCTGCTTCGCTACCGTTCGCTGATCGTGAAATATAACTCTGAAGAGCTGACGCGCATTCTGGCTTCTGGCAAAAATGATTCAGCTGGGGTGAAGGCCAAAATGGCGGAGCTGCTGAACACGATCAAAATGCAGTTCACTTCAAAGTCGGTGGCTGCTATGCCTTCGACCTATGATGCGCAGTACATCACCACATCGTTCGACGGCCTGAAGGATGCCACGGACTTCCTGTACGCGTTCCTTTCAACAACCTCTCGGGTGCCGCAGAACATTATTCGTGGAAGCGCCCAGGGTGAGCTGGCATCGAGCATGAAAGACCAACGCGACTATTACGAGCTGGTGAAGTCCGAAGAGCAGAACATCAAACTCGACGGCATACTGCAGTTCATCTTCCCGTATTTGATCCACGAAAAAGAGGGCAAGATCTACGACCTGTGCATGCGCAAAGGCATCAGCCTGAACGACATCAATCCAAAGGTCGCGTTCAATCCCCTGCAGTCTGTTGACCCGATGCAGGATGCGCAGATCCGGTTCACCGAGGCTCAGACGTTCAGCCTGCTGCAACAGGGTGGTCTGGTTGACAGCGAAGTCATCAAAGCCGACGTTTACTCAAAGCTTTTCCCACACGCTGAGATCCCAGACTTCCCCGATATGGCCAGCGAGCTGGTCAACGCGCCGGCAGACCCATGGGGGCTGTTCGAAAAGACCAAGGTCAACTTCCCGAACGTCTGGGAGACCATACGCAAGGCAGCAGAAAAAAAAGCCGCGTAATGCATGATCCCGTTCGCAAAGACTGACGACACCGAAACGGTATATGTCTCCGTTTTCGATAACCTGATAAAATTCATCAACCGCGAGTATCTCGCGCTCCTGCGGGAAGTGATCTTCGAAGAGGAGCGGGAGCCAACGCTACCCGACCAGATAGAGCACCGGCTGAACGCATTCCAGTTTTCTGACTTCAGAAAGCAGGTAAAAGGCATTACTTCAAAGGTAATGGATAAATTGCTGAAGTCGAACATCTTCTCATCGATCGAATCAGTCTTCACTGCGGTGGATAATCGAATACAGCGCAATATTGTCGGCCAGTACGAGAAGGCGAAGTTTCCATTCAATAAGCAGACGTTTACAAAAGACATCCCGTCCCTGAACGAAGCGATCAAAGAAAACATCGAGCTGGTGCAGGCCATAGCCAAGAAGCAGTCATTGCAGCTCGAGATGGCCGTGCAGCAGGCTGTAGTCCAAGGGTCGAACTTCAAGATCATCGAAGACGAGGTGATGCGGCAGACTGAGAAGGGCCGCGCGTATGCCAAGTTCGTCGCACGAGATCAGGTTGCCAAGGCGTATGCCTCGATCAATAAAGACCGGCAGACCAGCGCTGGATTTCCGGGTTACATCTGGATCTGCATGAATGACGCGCAGACCAGACCAAGGCACCGCGACCATCATGGGAAATACTTTCGATGGGACGACCCGCCAGAGATACGGCCCGGTGTTCATGGTCACCCGGGTGATGACTACCAGTGTCGATGTAAAAGCCGACCAGCATTCGGCCCAGAGGATGAGTCGCAAAGCGCGCCGAACATCTACCCAAGCAACAAAGGCAAGCGTCCGGTGAAAAAAGTATTCGTCGATTTCGATGGAAATGAATTCGAGCGCACCGTCTATGAATAGTTCATTCTATGAATATTGTTGACAGTGGATTGTCTGTAGAGCAGGCGCATTTGTATTGTGATGGCGAAGCGAATCAACAGAGCAACGACCAACCGCGCAGCGTATTCACGGCCCGTCACATTCTACGATAAGCCTGAACGCACACCAGAAGGATTCCTGATCGTTCCCGTGGTCATTGCGCAGAAAGGCGTTCTCGATTATCCAGAGTTCAAAACGAAAGAGCTCCTCGGCGACGACATATTCTCTGACGACTATCTTGCATCGTGCGATGGGTGCCCGTTCGTGGTGAACCACCCAACAGACGAGAACGGCCAGCCCATAGACGTCAACGGTGATAATTTCAAAAAGCTGATCGACGGCATCCTGTACAACCCCCAGGTTGACAAAGCGAACGGTCGAGTGCTGGGGCTCGTAAAGATATTCAACCCAGCAGTATGCGACGCTGTAGAGCGCGGCGATCTGCGGGAGCTCTCACAAGGTTATAATTGCAAAGTCATTGAGCAAAACGGAGTTTACGACGGTGAGAAATACACCCGAGTTCAGTCCGACGTAGTAATGAATCACATCGCGCTTGTCGAACAGGGCAGGGCCGGTGACGCGGTGAAAATTCTCTATAACAACCGGGCGAGCGTTGAACTCGTACCTGCCCTGAAGAAAGAGTTTGAGAAATTTGAACGGAGGCGCGAGAATATGAAAATCAAACGCAAGAACGTGGATGAGCAGACCACGGCTGGAAAGCCGAATCCGCAAAACACGGTGAACGAAGAAGAAAGCGAAGAGCAGCAAGCGAGCGAAGACACACGTATGTCGACACTCGAAGAAAAGGTCGAATCACTGGCAACAGCGGTCGCCCAGCTCGTAGAAAAGATGGGCGGCACACAGAACGCCGATGAAGAAGATCCAGAGAAGAAAAAACTTCCGACGGAAAACGCTGATGACGACAAGGGAACAGATGCGGAGAAAAAGAACTCTGACAAAGAGGTCATGAACCGCGTCACAAACTCCCTGCCGGCAATGGTGGCGAAGCAGGTGCAGGGCTATATGTCCGAAATGCAAACTGCTGCGGCACAGGCGATGGCTCTTCTCGGTGAAGATGCACAGGATCTGGCGTTCCGTATGAACGACATCCCGACCTATCGCAAAGCGGTGCTGAAACGCACGAACACGTTCTCCGAAAAAGAAGTGAACGCAATGAACGAAACCGAAGTGAAGGCAACACTGGCAGTTCTCACAAAAACTGCAAAACTGCGAATCAACTCGGCAACGAGCGACGGGTATGACCACTCGGCGTACAATCCAGAAGGCGACGTGATCTCTCGATCAGCGTCTGACCTTTAAGGCAGGCAAACAATGAGTGCACCATCAGTACCATCAAGCCGTCCGATTCACTCAATCAGTGAACCGGCCGCAGGGTCGCTCGGAACCTATGATCCGGCCGCTCAAGAAGCACCAGCGCAAAAGGTGCTTACCGCATTTGACTTCGGCGCGTTCGTCGTCGCAGGCAGTGGCGGAGCAGATGTCCTCGGGCCAGCAACCACACAGAATCTTCTGGGTGTCGCTCTCGTGGCGCAAAGCTCTGGCGACTATGCGAACAATGCATACCTCGCAGCAGACATTGCTGGCATCGGCCGTCGCGGTTACTACATCGCGAAAATCGACCCGGACAACAAGCCGTCAGTCGGTGGAGCGATTCGAGTGTCGTTTGCTACAGGTAAGAAAGGTTGGTTGACCTCATCGGCAACATCAAGCCTTCTGATCGCGCAAACATCAGGCATTCGCATCGAGCGCGTGTACGATACGGTTGCAGAGGTTTACCTGAACGGTAACCCAGTGTATCCTGTCGCGAGTTCATAAGAAGGAGAACAGAATGAAGCCAATTGACTTTACCAACAATCCGATCATGAGTCGGATTACGCAATTCGCAAAAGCTATCAATGCGCAGGTCGTAGAAGTTCACGGACGCAGAAACGCGTTCAAACTCGACGCACCATCGCGCGGCGATAACTATTTCGACACCGAAAACGCACGCGGTGAAAAAATCCGTGTTCGTTTTAATGCCGTCGTCCCGTCTGAGGAACTCTTCTCTGTCGCCCAAGAACTGGTGCGCGCAGCAGATGAGCCCTTCGCCAGCCGTGAGGTCTTCCCCGAGGAAACAGGGTTCCACCCAGGTTCTCGCGAGATCGCATACGACGTTCTGACCGACCAAGGCGAAGCGGAAGCTGTAGCCATCGGGCCAGCAACGCCAGCGGTAACAGCGGCAGACGTTGTGATCGGTCGTAAGTTCCAGCCAACATGTAAGATCCCGCAAACCGTAACGGTAACGCGCGACGACATTCAGCTGCTGGACATGCGCCAGGATCGCGGGCTGTCTCCTCTCGTTGACCTCATGAACGAGAAGCTGCTCACAGCGAAGAAGAACATCGAGCGTACACACGACCGTATCATCTGGCAGGGTGCAGAGATCCGTGGTGTGGCGGCCGGTCGTATTCTCGGGTTTAAAGACTTCGTGTCTACGGACTCGGCAGCATACGGCGGCAACGCCCCGACTGCAGGCAAGATGGAAGCCGTACCAAACGTCGGTGGCGCAACCACATGGTTCCAGAAGGATTCTGCACTGATCATCGCAGACATCGCACGGGCGATTTCTTGGGTGATGCGTAACAACGCGTATGTGCCGAACACCATCGTTCTGCCACCATCGCTGACGGTGAACGCTCTCGGTTTCCGCAAGGTTACCGCGACCGACCCGACTCCGCTCATCGAGTGGATTCAGCGCGCTGCGAAATTGACTCTGAAAAAAGAGCTCAAGATCGTTGTGTCTAACGCGATGCAAAAAGGAACCGTATCAGGCACAACCCGTCCAATGACGTGGCTGACTGAAACCGGTTTCATGCTCATCGAAGCAGACAAGCGCTATGGTTGCATTGCAACGGTTGAACCTCTGACAATGCTGGCTCCGGTCACATTGGTCGATGGTTCGATCCAGCAGATGTTGCAGATCAAGACAGCGGGATACCAGGGCAAACACCCAGGTGCTTCGTATGTCGGCACCGGCATCCAGCTCGGTAACAACATCAGCTAAGAGACTGAGGCGCAGGCATGGCAATAAATCCAGCAATAGCTCGACTCTATTTGGGGTCGACTGTTTCATCGGACAAAATCGCCAGAGCCTGCGCCGATGCTCCCTTCCTCATGGAGCAGTACGGAATCACTGAGGAGAACACCGAAGAATACAAATACCAATTCCTTGGACGCCTGATGGTTTGCCATCTGCTCTGCATCCTTGGGGTTAACCCTGTTATACTATCGAAGGCAGTTGGAGACGTTTCTGTTTCTCAGGCCGACATCCCGAGAGGAACAGACAAAGGCATGACGCCGTTCCTGTGGGAATTCATAAAGTTTGTTGACCGTTCAGAGTTCCCGGTCAGCGTATAGCGTGAAGATCGACGACGCGAATCTAATCAAATTTAAGAAGCAATTAGCACGTCTGAACAAGATGCGCGTGCGCCTCGGGGCAGTCGGAATGCACGAAGGCGGTATATCGAATTCAGATCTTTTTATCATTCAAGAATACGGAGCACCGCTCAAGAACGGCGGACGCATACCAGCGCGCGCTTACCTGCGCAGAACATTCCAAAACCAGACTGTGCTGAAGGGCATCCAAGACAGAGTCCAGAAGCTGATCGCCAATAATTACTCCAACGGGGAATTTAACTTTGATGCAATCCTGACAGGCCTTGGCGAGGACATGGTTGGTTCGCTTCGGGAAACAATCACTCGCGGGGATACAGTTCCTCTGGCTGACAGCACGATCAAGGCGCGCCGCAAGAAAGGCATTGCTTCGACCATCCCAGGTATCGCCACAGCGCAGTTGATCAATTCGCTGCAGTACGAGGTCGTCAAATGAGTGTCGCAGCAGCTGGTGAAGGATTCATCAAGGCCACGATCGAATGGTCTGCGCTGGGCCGTGCCGGTGGGGAAGAGGGAGCTATCGAGACAGGACTTCTTGGTGCGGAGACTATCGAAGGCATGGTCGTCGAGAAGAGCCAGAAAACACTCACTCTTTCACCGGACGGAAGCGTCGGAGCCAATGAGCTGGACGTTTACTTTTTCGCAGATCGCCCTGTATTATCTACGGACGAAAACCGGCACGTTGAAATCGGAGACTCTTTCGCAATAACCGATTACGGTACTTTCAAGGTGCAGCTGGTTCGCTATCGCCCAGAGGGTGGTTACACAAAATGTACTGTTCGGAATACTGAGCGCCCGGAGCTTAACTGATGGCGTTCCCGCTCACCAGCCTGTTCGGTATCATTACGCTGCGCACAGGCCTTGTGGTGGTCGCTGACGGGCAGGATACCGAGACTCCGCCTATGCCGTACATTCTGGCGACGTTGATTCAAGAGCCAAAGTATAAAAGCTGGCAGACCCTTCGCTACGACATCGAGACGTCTGGGGAGCCAGGTCGAATCTATGTGAACCCAACGGTCACACAGATGCAGTTCTCTGTTGTCTATCCAGCGCAGAGAGTCGCTGCCTGCCGAGCCATGGCGCGCCAGCTGTATAATTACTTTTCAACCGATGGGTTTGAACTTGCGCTAAAACGGATTGACAATGTAAGTCTTGTGACTGCGTCAGAGATCCGTGAGCTCAAGGTCGCAAAGGCAAATTTCTTTGAGCGACAAAACAGCTTTGACTGCAACCTACTTTGGGCAGACAGCATCACGGAATCTTTCGTCGATACAATCGAATCAGCAGACGTTCAACAAGAAGACCCTGTAGCAGGGCAGTGAGGATAAAATGGCAGCAATCAACGACATAATCGTCAGCGTCATCAACGGATCGATGACCGCAACAGGGGTGAACTTCGGTGTTCCGCTTCTGATCGGGTTCACCGGTTCAAAAACAATCGTGCGCTGGGGTTCTGGAAACTCTGGTGCCGTGGCCGTATCGGTCGACCCGCAGGTGGTGTTCACTCTGCGCGTGATCGTCACTGGCTCATCTTACATCTATACAATCGGATCTGAAAACGACATCACCATCACCGTACCGACTACCGCACGCGTTCGCGACCTTTTGACAGACTTTGCAGCAAACGCCAGCGCACCGATACTGGCATTGATCGGCCTGCAGGCAACCGGCACCGGTTCTGGTCTGGTTGAAGAAACGCTCGATGCAGACGATGTTCTGACGACCCTTACAAGCGCCGGCATCTCTTACCTGAAGGTGATCGACATTTCGCAGCTGCAGTATTACTATGCTTCAACCAGCACAGAGTACAAGATGGTGCAGAATGTTCTCGCATCGGCACCCAGCCCGAACGTGATCTATGTGCTCGACTGCTATGGTAAGATCGGTTCGACGCTGACGGACTACATTGCGCTCTACGATGTCGGCCAATGGTACATCGCCATGACGACCGCCACAGACCAGACCACCCAGCAGACTCTGGCGGATCACTTCGACAGCATCAAGCGCATCATCCTGTTTGTGTCGAACGTGATCGCTCGCCCGACAGTGGTTGGTAACGGTCGCGTCTCTGGTATCATCCACGACGTAATCGCCGACCACCCAGAGGCAGCATGGGCCGCTAAAGCTCTCCCCAACGTCCCAGGGCAGGGCTGGAAGTTCCTCAGCGACCTGCAGGGCCAGACGCCGAACACATCGTCTACCCTGACGGATCTGATCACCGTGCGCGAGAACAAGGCGCAGAGCTACATCACAAAGAACGGTCTGAACTATGTCGACGGTTCTCAGATGTGGGATCAGACACAGCAGATCTACATCGACCAGGTCATCGGCCGGGACTTCATCGCGCTGAACCTCGAGACAGACCTGCTGACGTTGTTCGTCAGGGCAGCTGCGCAAGGGTCAAAGATCCCATACACCGACGGTGGAATCAATCAGGTGCTTTCAACCATCGCGAACCGACTGACAACAGCCGGCAAGCTTGGAGTGGTGGCACCGGTCGAAACATCGATCCAAGCGGCCGCTTCATACGACGGCCTGTTCCGGTTCAACGTGACGTCACTGACGCGCACCGAGATCGAGGCACAGTCGCCAACCGACATCACGAACCGAGTTCTTTCCGGCGTGAAGTATTCGTACATCGAAAACACCCCGATCGAAAAGGTAGAAGTGACAGGCATTATCCTGTTGACCGAATAAGGAGCACGACATGGCAAATCAGCAATATCTCGGAGTCTATTCTCCCAAAAACGTCGAAGTCATTGTTGCCGGCCTGACCATTGATGGTCTCGGCGAAGAGATGATCGAGGTCGAACGTCTCGACCCGGAAGACTTCAAAGCACGCGTTGGCCCTAAAGGCGACGTCTCGTTTATCGAGAACCTGAACCGTGCTGGTAAGATCAAGATAAGCATCAAACAGAATGCTGGCAATGGCCAGAAGTACATGCGCGCGCTGTCCTCTGCCCGGTCGGTATTCGCCGTCCAGATCGTTTCTAAAGGCTCTTACACGGAGCTGGTGAACGCCACAACGTGCGTTGTAAGCGTATCACCTCGAAAAAACTTCAAGGCTGACGAGCAAGACCGCGTGTGGGAAATCCTTGCAGCCCAGATCATCGAACAGGATAACTAATGTCCGAAGAGGCGAAGAAAAAGGAGCCGACCGAGATTGAGCGGCTTCAAAAAGACTGGGATTTCGTTCACTCGCAAGAGGAGCTGCCCGGTGGGTTTATGGTTCATAAACTTGAATTCCTTGATGGCCGTGCGTACAAATTCCAAGAGCCTGAGTTTTTTGCAATCCATGAAGAGATTCAGGAGCACGGCGATCTGTACGTCGCGGCCATGCGCCTCGGGCTGAAGAACCTGCACCCGCTCAATGAGCAGTCTCCCAGAATCGATGAAGAATACCTCCGCAGAAAGAAGAACCGTGCCGAAGGACTCGGCCTATGGGCAAAGTTCTTCACGGAGGTACTTTTTCGGGAAGCTGAAGAATAAAGAGTTCCGGGCGCTCGTCCGTGGATTCCTGAACGATTGGTTCCTGATGATGGCACGAGGGTTCGTTACCTTCGACTGCCTGAATAAAATCTCTGTCTCTCGGTATCTGATCCTGTGGCGGCATTGTTACATTCGCGGCGTGTTCAAAACATAATTTCGATTGACGGTGAGTAAATCCCGTAAGGCAGAAGGCAGTGGGTAAGGCGCTCCAAGTTGTACTCTCCGAGATGACTGTCAAAGATGCTGCGTCGGCATCGCTAACCAACATTTA